CTTTTTTGTCTCTAGAAATTTTTAGAAAAAAAAATTATTTTTTACATTTCTTTTTTCTAAAAAAAGTTTTGAAAAAAATATTTTTTTATTTTTGTTTTTAAAATTCTAAAAAAGTATGGTGTTACTTTAAAATTATATCCACAAACCATGTCTAAATCAAACGTAATACCTAAGTATACACAAACCATGTCTAAAACATACATAAAGACGAGGTGAACGTGATCAGTAACGATGATTGAGGGTGGTAAAGGTGGTGCTAATACGAACGCAAACGGTCTTCCGTTTGAAAAGTGTGTCCTTCGTGGACACGTGCCGGGCAAGTCCTACTTGATCGGTGACAAGAAATTCGTATACCTAAAGCAAGGACAATTTACGAAGCACATGGCTGATCTCAAAGATCCGCAATGGGAACACAATAAGAAACCAGACGGTGCTTACGTGTCTCACGATCGTAAGACGATCATCATCATCGAGGTCAAACACCAAAAGGTCGCGGGCACGGCCGATGAAAAAATTCGAGCGGGTCCGTGTTTAAGAGAGGAGTACAAGGCTCTTTACCCATCGGTAGAGCATGTTCATCTCATGTTCATAGTTAACGAGTTTTTTGATAAGAAGAAGTATGAAATCGCTATAAAATTTAACGAAAAATTTGGGATTCCAGTATTTTTCGCAAAACAAGTGCGCGTTTTAAAAATGTTCGTGAATACGAGGACTAGAAAAATCACGCCGTTCACGTCTGCCTACGTGGTGGACGAAGAAGCCATCAATGACTGGATGACGCAACGATCACTTCAGTCGTGTTAGATGCCGGGTTTTTACTGTTAATAGCGCGTCTCGCCTTAATAGGCACGATTTTGTAATCTTCAAACGCATTTCTCACCAATTCAACGTCCGCATTACTCATGACAAACATCGCGCCATTCGTTTTCGTCATCTCAAATAATTCTTCGTGGTCTTTCATTCCGAAACCATCCTTCGTGTATCCCACGAATGATGTTTTCGTTTCGGGTGCGTACGGTGGATCGAGGTACATGAAATCGCCAACCTTCACCCGCGCAATGGCTTCTCTGAAATCACAGTGTGTGAACTCGACTTTCTGTATGACCTCACTCACTTTTATGAGGTCTGGTACGGCGGGTGTCGTCTTGTAGTGCCCGTAAGGTACATTGAAACCATTAGGACCTTCCCTATAGACACCTCTAAAACACGTCTTATTTAGAAATACAAACATAGCAGTCTTGTTTTGTGTACCCGTATTGTATAGATGTCTCACCCAATAATAATAACTTTCCTTAGAAGTCAAAGCTTCCTGTTCGTTTGTGGGTTTGCGGTTAATCTCAGTACCTTTTATGGAGTCGTATACCCTAAAAAGTTCATCCACTTCTTTTTGTAGTTCTTTTGGTCGCGTCTGTATATCTTTGTACGTGTCGATGAGAATCTTATTTAAGTCGTATGCATAAAATTTTCCCTTCACGTTTGCTTTTTCGAGAGCTGCCAACAACACGCTTCCACCACCCACGAAAATTTCATGATAATCGTTTATTTCGGAAGGAAAAGCACCTAAGACGTCTTGTATGATTTGTGTTTTTCCACCAACCCACTTAAGAAAAGGCTTCATAATTCTATATAAGGTCTAAGTTTTAAGTCATGGAAGATATACGCAAACACCATAATGAACAAAAACGCGATTTGATACGAGCCGTCTCGAAAGAGGGTGACGCCGTGTTAGACGTCGGGTGTGGGTTCGGGGGTGACATAGGTAAGTGGAAACACGCGAAGGTCAATGTGAGCATGTGTGAACCTTGTGAAGAGGCACTCGAGGAGGCAAAGACGAGAGCGAAGTTTTATAAGATGCGCATCAATTTCTACCACGGGGATATCATGTCTGTTCCAAACAGAAAGTACGACACTATATGTTATAACTTTTCGTTACACTACATATTTGCGACAGAAGACCTATTCATGACCACGACCAAAGAGATCGCCAAACGCATGAAACCCGGTGGCAAGCTCGTGGGTATCATACCTGATTCAAACCAAGTCATATTCAAAACACCATTAAATCACGGAACGGGAAGTTTTTTCGTGATGAAAGGAACGAGTCACGGACAATTCGGGGAAAAGTTATTTGTGCACTTGGTGGACACACCGTATTACCAAGACGGCGCTAAATCTGAGCCGATCGCACACAAAGATTTGTTAGTCACGCGTTTAGAAAAACTGGGATTTAGACTGAAAACATGGGAACCCCTTCGCGGAAATTCCATATCTGAGTTGTACTCGAAATTTATATTTACTTATAAGAGATGATGCTCGCCATTCTGTTAGTCATTGTAAATCTATTGATACTTTTAAACACAAAACAACCAGAGAATTTAGTCATCGTCAAAGAGCGGTACGCGCTCCTCAGAGAACACCTGCGTGAAACGAACAACGAAGAATTCAAACACTTGTGTCGAGAGATCCCCATCACGGCCCACCACAGAGCACAGGGTGGGAGCGTCGGGTACAATGTTAACAAGGGCTACGAGATAGGTCTCTGCGTAGACGGCGAACCAAACGAAATCATGCACGTGTTGATACACGAACTCGCACACTGTACGGTAGATGAGTATTCACACAGTCCGGACTTCTGGGAAAACTACGACAAATTGAAGACCATGTGTGTCGCCATAGGTATTTACCAAGAGATACCAGAGAAGACCAAGTTCTGTGGTAAACACATCCAGGATAAATAATGTGCGTCTATCATAAATGAGAGAACTCCCCGTTCTTATTTTGCTTTGGATTTTCGTTTTGCTCGCGATTTATAGCCCACTGCTCACGCGTGAAGCTAAGCCTGAAACCAAGAAGTGGGTCAACGCCGCGTTGATTACTTTCGTGGTTCCACAGATCATCAATGCGATCGCGCGTGGATACAAGCGATTCGGTAAGTTGGGTGTCGACTACAACTTCATGTTGTGGACCTCGTTCTTGACGTTCACACTCTTCGCGACGTACGTTCAAAACAAGACGCTCGCGGAAAGAATCGGAAATTTCGGGAAGGATATTAAGAGCACAGGAACTACTCTGGGGCTTTTAATACCTACAATGATGGTTTCTATGATTATTAACTATCGTTTGCTTGGTGGCCAAATCTATGTTCACTACATCTAAGCGTAACGCTTGAGAACGTAGAAAATACCCGCCGCCACGGCACCAGTCGCCGCGAGACCCACCGCGCTTCTGTGTCCTTGATCATTCAAGAATTGAGGCACGTAGTTCGCGAGCTTTTCTTGCACAGGCTTACTAATGGCAGCCGCAGTACACGCCGCGACGATGACGGCTTGCATCTGCTCATCAGTAAGGTTGAATGGATTCTTGTTTTGTGGGACAGCTTGTTGTTGTTGTTGCTGTTGTGGTTGCATAACCATGGGCTGTTGCATGACAACTGGCTGTTGTACGCGTGGATCGGCTTCCATCATTGGTGGTTCGAGTGGCATTTCTGGTTGGCCCATGATGTCGGAGATTGGAGTGGAATCCATGATCATTTCTTTATTTTGACTCACATTTTTTTCGGGTTGGTTTTGTTGCACGAAAGAAGTCGTGAGAGGCACCATTCCATCGTCATTTTCAGAGAGGTTCAACGTCCGGACGTCAGTCGACATTTATGTAGACTGACTTTTTTGAAATCGTTGAGTGACGCATCGTCATTTTCGTTTCGTGACTGTGAGACGTGTTTTCTTCGTGGCGTTCTTTGCATCCGCCTCCTGTTGTTCCAAATATTTTGGATTGTATGTTTTCTTGTGCATGCTCCAAAGTTGTGGACTGCCTACCCTGAACCCATTTCTAATTTTAGCCTTGTACCAAAAGACACAATCATGAATTTTATTAGATTTAACTGTGTTATCTAATACAAGACACTCGTAGTTTTCGGTACACGCATCCATCACTTTACAAAACATATCAAATGAAGGAAATATCCCAAAGAAGGATTTATAGAGCTTTTCTCTGTTCTGTATGATGTTTTCCCTGAGTATAAACACATAATCCACATTGGCACGAAGAGCCGGTGGAAGGTCCATCACGTACTGCATCGTCAACATGAAGAAGATGTTAAAGTGTCTCCCGTTCATGAAACACTGACGTATCCTGGTCTCCTTCAAAAATTTGGAATCATACATGCAATCATCCAGAAGCATGAACGCCCCATTTGTTTTGTTCTTTCCTTTGGTACCCACGAGTTTTCTCTGCCTGGATAAAACCCTGTCTACAGCTTCTCCGTCATAATCACCATAGACACACACGTCAGGTATGAAATTTCCGTAAAAGTGATTCCCTTCTTCTGTGCCTGATAGAACAATCCCCGCTGGTATGTGTTTCTTGTAGTACATGATGTCTTTCACGAGCGTCGATTTACCTGTGTTACGTTTACCAATGAAGACACATATCCGATCATCTTCCATGGTCTCCGGCTTGAATTTCCGCAACTGAATATTCATTCTACTTTAGTGTCTCGTTTTATTTAGCAAAATTTTACTCACAAATAATAGGAATGTCGGGTCGTTTGACGCTCGCAACCACTGGTACCCAGGACAGATGGTTGACCGAACAACCACAGTATTCACATTTTCTTTCTCGTTTTAGAAGACACACAAAGTTTTCCTTTGAGCAAATAGAAGTTCCGTTCCAGCGCTTTGAAGAGTACGGAAACGAAACCACCGCTCGCATACCAAACAATGCTGGTGACCTATTGAAAGGTGTCACCATAAACGTGGATCTTCCACCTCCTACACCAATCTCTGGACAGGGGTCCACGCATACACTCGCCACTGGTTCTACAAACGGCACTTTGTATGTAGATGGTACAGAAACGAGTGAGATCACTGTGTATCAGGGAGTGGAATACGTATTTAACAGCACCGAAGATTTCGATATTAGCGGTGTGAGTGTGAGAGATTACACGAAAGTCAACTTTAAAATCACCCTCAACATAGAAATAAACATCATAGGGACATACGACGACGTTAAGATAACATCCGTGAGTGATCCAACAAAGTACTTAACTCTAAAAGTCAAACAAATCCGATGGAACACGTCCACGCCCACGAAGATGATTAAGTACGCGGATCTCGTCATAGGCGGACAGACGATTCAGCGCATCACCGGAGAGTACATATACATGTATAACCAATTACACTACACACAGAATGACTCGGACTTTACCCTCGTGGCGACCACGCTGCATAACAGTTATCCAATCATTAACGATGCTACGTATTCTCAGTACACAAACTTTCAAAAGTACAAGGTACAATTGCCATTCTATTTTCACAGACACCCAAGTCTCGCCATACCAATCTGTGGTCTCAGAAGTCAACTCGTGGAAGTCAAGGTCAAGTACAGACCCGTCAATGAACTCACGGTCGAGTATGATTTGAGTACGTCCACGTATTCCACCACATCCATCGAGTGTGACGTGCAGTTAAGAAATATGAGCCTTTTTACCGATTTCGTGTACATCACGGAAGAAGAAAAGAGTTTCATACTCACGAGACCCATCGAGTACGTGATCACACAAACACAAGTCGCGGAGATACACATGGACCCGGGTGTTTCCAAGCGCTCGGTGATGATTAACTTTAAACACCCAGTCAAGGAACTATTCTTCATCGCTACGAACGATACCACGGCGGAGCACGTTCCCATCAAACATGTGAATCTCAAGTTCAATAACAACACGGTGATAGACGCGGATAACCTCCAATTGTCCGCGGACCAACCTTTGAAGCACCACACCAACGCCATAAACGAAAACTTTGAGTTCGGTGTGTACAGTTTCTCACTGAAACCGGAAGTATACTATCCCACAGGTCAAGTAAACATGAGTCGCGTGATACACAAACTCCTCGAAGTTGAACTAGACAGCCCAAATCCACTTCACGACCACACTCTTCGCGTGTACGCATCCAATTATAACGTTCTTCGTGTGAATGGAGGCATAGCTGGTTTAAAATTTTAGAGTCTAATATTAGTAATGGCCGGTAGAGTTCAATTAGAGGCCTTGGGTCCACAGGACAAACTGTTCACAGATGACCCAGAA